ATCTGTTAAATGAAAAGTCATGTAAATCGTGTCAGCACTCATAAAAATACCGAACTGACTAAGATTAAAATCGTTATCATTTACTGTATAAATGCCTCTTAATGTATAAACACTACTATCATATTTTCTGTCTCTGTTTTCTAGGAATAATAAATCTTGAATGTTCGTTGCACTTTGATTTAAATAGTTTGGTTTACTAGCGTCTTTCCAAAAGATATTTAAAGATTGGCCAGAAGATACGGTGCTTGTGACGTTGGATGTTAATGTAATAGAATTTGCTGATACGTTTGTACTGAATATTACTGTATTTGCATTAATACCTGCACCATTTACTGTTTGACCGACTTCCAATGAAGCTACATTACTTAAAAATAATGTATTTCCACTACTGACTGTGGTAGTTGTGGTATAAGTATTAGATTGATTTATTGGACCTAAATATTTGTGTAGTAGAACACCAGTACCACCTAAGGTAAATTGTTCTGAAATTAATTTGTCAAAATAGCGATAGTCATTGGTATGTTGACCATTTTTCCAAAGTGATAAACGTGGCACGATTTGTATCCTTGAGTCTGTTGTATTTATGAAAAATGTGTTGACAAAAATTATGACATGCGTTAAGATATGTACTTCTTCGTTAGGAAAGGTTAATCCATGGCAGTTGTTGCTGGTATTAAAGTAAAATCCAAGACTCCTAAGTCAAAAAATCCTGCATTTTTTGACGAAAAGTACACGGGTTCTGAACCCCAGTGGACCAGTGATGCTATCAACTGGGAAGATGACAAGTTTGATTCTCATCTCCGTAGATCCTTCTATTACTACAATTATTACTACACCGTTAAATCTAGTCGAAAGCATCTTAACGACTGGGTTAAGAAGTGTGGTGCCTTCTCGAAGGAGGAAAGTAAGTCTTTTGACAAGATTTCTGACAAGCATGTGCCAATGACCGCGTGTAGTCTTATTATGGCACACAATGTTGGCATGCCTCTGAAAGAACGTCATGTAGAATTTCTTAGTTCTACAGTGAAAACTTTGCTTACAAAGCATCGGGATGATTCCAACGAGTCAGACGAAGAACAAGTACAGGAGCCAGTAGTTAAAGTTTCTATTCAGGATCGCCTGGCTGAAAAAACTTCAGAAAATATCGGCGACCTTGAAGGTCAGTTTGATAACGTGGTGCAAAACGTTAAGGCAGAATTTAAGCCGCACGATTTTTTTGTGGCAAGAAATGTGCCTCAAGCACAACTTACCAAGTATGAACGTGTTTTTGAGCGAAAGCGTGATGAACTGATTGCAGCACAATCTAAGCAAGATGCTCAATTGACAGAAGCATATAAGCATTACAAAGCAACGGATTTTAAGAGGATTATTGTCTGGATTGACAATCTTCTTGCCGCGATTGGACAGTATCGTGGTGTAAAACAGGCTACAAAGAAAGCAAGGACCAAAAAAGTTCCAAGCAAAATGAAGCTTATTTCTAAGTTGAAGTATGCTGCGGAAAACAAGGAACTAAAGATCGTCAGTATTAATCCTACCGATATTATCGGCGCTACGGAATTGTGGGTTTATAACTCAAAAACTAGAAAACTTGGCAAATATGTGGCACAAGAGTTTAAAACTCTGAGTATCAAGGGAAGTTCAATCGAAAACTTCGATGAATCTAAGAGTGTAAACAAAACGATTCGTAAGCCTGAAGAAAAGCTTAAAGAATTTGCCAAAGCTGGCAAAGTCCAATTGCGAAAATTTCTGACAGAAATCAAAGCAGTTGAAAGTAGGATGAATGGAAGAATTAACGCTGATATTCTTCTGCTAAAGGTATCTTGATATTAAAATCCCGATGACATAAATATTGTTATCGGGATTTTTTTATGACCACAGTAACCATACAACCAAATTTACAAAATGATTTATCACTAAGAACACAGAATCTTGGTGGGCCTGGGCCTATCAGTCAGTCTAGTGCTATTGACGCGGCAGGTAATATTCAAACGTTAAATCAACTACGCAATGAGATGGTTGATTACATGCGACTGCGTTTAGCGGATCAGATTGTTGACGTTGAATTAGACAAAGAACATTATGATTTGGCAATTAAACAAGCTCTGATCAAGTACCGTCAAAAAGCAGCCAACGCGGTAGAGGAAAGTTATGCATTTTTGGACTTATTGCCAGAAGTTCAAGAATATATATTGCCTAACTACATCATGGATGTTCGCCAGATATTTAGAAGAGGCATAGGCAGTACAACAGGCACTACTGCCAGTCAGTTTGAGCCATTCGCCAGTGGATATCTCAACACCTATATGTTGGTTGCTGGTAGAGTTGGTGGCTTGTTGAATTATGAACTGTTCACACAGTATCAAGAACTAGCTATGACTATGTTTGGTGGCTACATGAATTTCGTATTCAATCGTGTCACCAAAAAACTTACATTAGTTCGTAAGATGCCAGACTATGGACATACATATTTCTCGATTAATAGTTTGACTAGTGCAGGAACAACAACAAATTCTGTTATAACAATTAGATTGAATAATCCTATAACTATAGCGGCAAATAACAGTTTGTACATAGAAAATTGTCCAGTGTCTGGTTATAGTGGCCAATACATTGTTAATTCTGTCGATAGCACAGGAACAATTATTACTATAACTGCCAATCAGAGTTTAGGTGCCACTAGCGTTACTGGCTTCAATTTAAGTTCTACTAAAATATGGAGCCCAGAGGTAGATGGCATTGCCAGTAGTGAAAGTGTATTGTTATGGATTTACAATCATAAGCCTGATAGTGTATTATTGAGTGATCCACAGGTTTATCCTTGGTTACAAGAGTATGCCTTGGCTTTCGTAAAAAGTATTTTGGGTCAGGCACGTGGTAAACATTCCAGCATTGCTGGACCACAGGGTGGTGGACAACTTAATGGTGCAGCATTGATGCAAGAATCGCAAGCAGAAATGGAAAAACTAGAAGAGGAGTTAAAGAACTATGTTGATGGCTCACAACCATTGACATGGGTGATAGGTTAATGCGTAAAATAATAGGTTTTGCTGGACTTATCGGTAGTGGCAAAGGTACTGCTGCCGATCATCTGATTAATAATCATAATTATGTAGGTTTAAGCTTCGCTGCGTCAGTAAAAGATTGTTTATCGGTAATCTTTCATTGGGATAGAAATTTATTAGAGGGTAATACATCAGAAGGCAGAGAATGGCGAGAAACCGTTGATCGTTATTGGTCTGAAAAATTGCAAATTGCCAACTTTACTCCAAGAATGGCAATGCAGTATATCGCAACAGATTTATTTAGAAATCATTTCAATGATGCTATTTGGATTTATAGTTTAGAAAAAAAGATACTAGATTTAAATTGTAATGTCGTCATAAGTGATTGTAGATTTCCTAATGAAGCAGCCATGCTACGAAATTTAGGAGCTAAAATATTCAGAGTTGCGAGAGGTGATGATCCAAAATGGTGTAGCATTGCTAGAATCTGTCCAGAAAAAATGAAAATTTTGTACCCACAAGTGCATGCCAGCGAGTATAGTTGGGCGTCTATTCAATTCGATAGTGTTATAGACAATAATACCACTGTTGAAGAATTTCTAAAATGTATAGATGAGCTAGCATAATAATATGCTATTTTTAACGGAGATATGATCGTCAAGCCGCTATAATTTCTCATAAACGATAAATAAGTTTATTAGTCTTATGAGGAATAAACCATGGCATTAATCAGCCCAGGCGTACAAGTTACTGTAATAGATCAAAGCAATTATTCACCAACATCAGTAGGAACTGTTGCGTATGTATTACTAGCCACCGCGCAAAATAAAGCAACACCGGGTGGCACAGGAGTTGCAGCGGGAACAACAGCAGCAAATGCTGAAAAAATATGGACAATTACTAGTCAGCGTGATTTAGCAACGACTTTTGGAGATCCAATCTTTAAAACAACTGCTGGTGGCTCTTCAATCAACGGTGATGAACAAAATGAATATGGATTAATGGCTGCTTACAGCAGTCTGGACGTAAGCAATACAATGTACGTTCAACGAGCAAACGTTGATCTTTCAGCTTTAAACGGTAGTGTAAACAGACCCTTGGCAAATCCAAGTAATGGTTCATTATGGTTAGATGTAGCATCATCTAACTTTGGTATATATGAGTGGAATTACAGCACAAATCAGTTTACATTAAAATCTCCAATAGTTATAACTTCTGTTAGTAATTTAGCTGGCGATTCGTTTACACCAAACGTTGATCTAGGATCAATAGGCGAGTATGCTGTAAACACATACGATGAAAATAATCCTGTGTTCTACAAGGCATACAATAATACATGGCAATTAGTTGGTAATACTGGTTGGCAATTAAGTATTCCTGCAGTAACTGGAAATGTTACAAGTCCAGTTATAGTATCTAATGCTAATATAGACATAAACGGAACAACAATCGCACTAAATGCTGGGGCAAATGTAGTTACCGTTGCTGGTTTAATAAACAGTGCTGTTGGACCAGGCGGCCTAACAGGAATTTTTGCAAGAGTAGCTAATAATCAACTAGTTATTTCAGCCAACATTGGTGCGATTGGTAGTAATGTAAACATTTCTAATGCTACAGGCACTGCATTAAGTACGTTAGGTATAACTGCCGGAGTATATCCTGCCGCAGCAACGACCTTCTCTCCATATAACACTGTACCAACCTGGCAAGGACAATCTAGTCCAGCTGCAAGCAAGCCAACTGGCAGCGTTTGGCAAAAAGTAAGTTCATTA